AGATTTAAAAGGTAAAAAAGCATTAATAAGATTGCATATACTAGGCGATTTTTTTAATGTTGAGTATGTTTATTTTTGGGATTTAATGTTAAAATTATATCCTAACATTGCCATTTATGGATATACTGCAAATAGTACTAGTTCAAAATATGAAACATCTAGAAATATTGCTCAAGCAATTTTAAGTTTAAGAATTAAATATAAGAAAAGATTTTCTGTTAGATACAGTAACGATTTAAAACAAGAATTTTCTGCAAATTCAGAAGAATTACAAACCCCCCAAAAAGACAAATCTATACAATGCCCCGAACAAATTGGTTTAACCAATAGTTGTGGCAGTTGTGGTTTATGTTGGGAACAACCAAAAAGACAAGTTATTTTTAAAACTCACTAGGAGGAATTACAATGATTAAATATTTTATTTATGATTACAATCAATACAAATTATTCGATATAGGTTTTGATACATATAACCAAGCATTTGATTTTTGTTTAGGTAAATTTAAAACTGATGAAGAGATGGAGGATATAATAATATTACCATTAAGGAGGAATGGCAATGTACAGTAAAACAAATTATCCTTTATATCATGAATTCAAGCTTATGAAATTTGGTAATGTGTTATTGAATACAAATGTTGATGATATACTAGATCAAGAGATTGAAGAAACTACAGTAATCATAAATAAATTAAAAGATATTAACCAATTTTTGGAGGTTTAATAATGACCATTTATGAAGAGTTAAGAAAAATTATAGAAAGAAATTCTTGTTGGCAACAAGAGGGTCGCAAGTTTGAATTACTTTGGAATTTACTTTTATCAAGTGATAAGAGAAGTTTCTCGGAGTATTTCGAAGAAGAGCATAGTATCAAGTTATACGATGCTATGACGTTTAAGGAAATATTAACTTTATGTAGAGACTACAATGTTGGAGGGAGATTTAAATGAGTAGATTAAAAGATAAATTGTTAGAAGTTGAATTATTTGTTGGAGAAAAACTACAAGATTTAACTAATGAGCAAGTAATAAAAGAGGTTCGCAAACATTTTGGATCGCAGATGTTTGTTGATCATGCAGAAGAATTGTTACACGAGTTTCAACAAGAAGTAAATTTAGAAAGGTTGCAGTCATGGTAGATGATGATATCAAGTTGGATAATAAAGTTTGTCTCTTTTATATAATTAATGAATTAAAAGATATAATCACAGAACCTAATGTGGAAGATGTTGAAAAACGTCTTACAGATTTTCACAATACATTAATATTTAATCTTGGTATTAATGCTTTACATAAGCATAAAAATGAATTGGAGGATAGATAATGGAAGATTGGAAAAATGTAAATATAAAATTAGAAGAAAAGTATTATCCTATCACATGGGAAATTAAAGATGGACAAATCGACATCTATTGTAAGAATGGAAAGCTAATACCAATAGACCATAAAATATATGATTTTGAATATGGTTTTATTGAAGACCAAATCAAAGATTATGGCATCTTTGATGGCGAGATATGTTGTATATAATGGCAACATTTTCTTTAGAACCAAATGAATTATATCTTCGCATACACAGAAACAAGTTATCAAAATCTGTAACTTGCGATGGGTGTGCAGAAATGTTTGATGAAAGTGAAATAGACTTTACTCATGCAGATTATTTTAGGTGCGAAGATTGTGCCGAAAAGCATTCCGAAGAGGGATATAGACTTTATTGGGGGAAACCTAGTAAAGACTATCAACAAAAACTATCTGACAATGGAGGACATAATGACAGATAAATTTTCAAAACCAATTCTTAGAAATCTAAGAACGAGCCTACAAGACATATTAAAAGCAGAATGTTTCGGAGATAAAATTCCTTTCGAATATACTCTTGGTAATTGTTCTTTCGATGAAGACCAAGCAAAGTTTCAATTGATTGTTACTTTCAAAGGTAATTCTGTTGAAGACATTGCTAAGAAAAAACAGAAGGAAGACTTAGAGCATTATGCAAAATACTTTGATATAGACTTGGAGAGAAAACACCCACGATACACTCTTGTTGGTTATAAGATCAAATCCAGGAAATTGCCTTGGATTATCACAGATAATCAAAAAAGTGGCGAGTATATTATATCTGATGACCAAGCAAAAAAGTTGTTTGGTAAACAAGATGTTGATACTTTTCTTAAAGGTCAAAGGGAGGCTCAAGCAAATGGATAAATTAAGGTTAAGTGATCTTAATGATCTTAGAAAATGGGTTGATCAAATGTATTGGGACTTTGATCGTCTTAGTAGTAGTGGTCAAGAAACTCTCGATAAAATCGCAGACAAGCTTGGCATGGAAACTAATGCAGATGTTGAGAGTAGGATTAATAAAAACATCAAAGACTTAGAAGAAAGAAATCCTACTTGGACAAGAGAAAAAGTTTATTCGGAGGCATTGAGACTTGGCTAGAAAAATAAAAGCGAAAGCAATTGAGAAATGGAGACGACAAGGTGTCGTCTCTGTTCCTCGTTATCATTTTACAGAAGTTCCAAACAATCCATATGGTCGCCTTTTTATTAAATGCTTGAAGAAGTTTTTAAATAAAGATGGTTATTATATTACTGTCAAAGGTCAACATCTAAGGAAAGATTTAGATTGGCGAAAGTATGAGTTTGGTCAACCAATAAAGGCATCAACTCATCTAAGGGTTTATATCGATAGGAGGAAAGATAATGTCAGTTCTGAATAAAGAGCAAAGGTCTAGAATAATGGAAGAGGCTATAAACGAAATAGATGTTATTACCGAGAGTGATTGGTTTAAAGACTTGGTAGAACAGAAAGTTCGCAAAGTATTAGAAGAGCAGTTTCCGTTTTTAAAAGATATCAATTCAAAGGAGGTTCATTGATGAAAGAATATAATGAGTTGCTTGAATGTTTAGAAGACCTTGTTGGTCAAATGCAAAGTGAAAAGATAACACTTGAACAAGCAGTAGAAGGTGTAAAAAGTTTACACCTTTACTATAAAGAAATTCCATTTGATAAAAAAATAACAACAACGAATTCTATAGTTGTATCAAGAGGAGATGAAAACATTGGTACATTTAAATATATAGATAATGTTTTATATTTTTTAGATTGGTTTTCTAAAGAATGGGAAGAGTATGATTATAGTTTTAATCTTTTAAGTAAAAAAGAAATTAAAGAGGTTGAAGACAAGTCTCGTTTTTCTCTTGAAGTTAATGGTTTTTTAGGAGGTAGTAAATGATTAACTTCATCGAAGAATGGATATGTGATGGTTGTGGTAATATTTTTGATAAAACAGAATTAGTGGATTCAATACAATTACCATACTATGCATGTCAAGATTGCGAAGCAGTTTTAAAAAAAGATATGGGAGAAATAAATGATTAAAGAAGTTTCTTTATGTAGTGGAATCGGAGGGTTCTCCCTCGGTTTCGAATGGGCGAAGTTTGCAGAGCCTATAATGTTCTGCGACTTTGATGAATGGTGTAGAAAAGTTTTAAAAAAGAATTGGAAAGACATTCCAACTTATAACGATGTTAAGGAGATCGCAAATGACCCAAGAAGATTTATTTCAAGCAAAATCAACAAAGGAGAAAAGTGGGTACTCACAAGTGGATACCCATGCCAACCCTTCTCGGTCTCGGGAAATCGCAGAGGAGAAGAAGACCCTCGCCACATCTTTCCGTACATCCATAGAATTGTTGAACAAACAAGACCCACTTATTGTGTTTTCGAAAATGTTTATGGGCATGTCTCAATGGGACTTGACGAGGTACTCTTTGAAATGGAAAGGATCAACTACCATACGAGGCAATTTGTTGTTTCGGCTTCAAGTGTCGGAGCGAGACACAAAAGAGACAGACTCTGGATCATCTGTAAAAATGTGGGCGACACCGAATACAATGGATGCTCTACCTCCGAGATCGGAAGAGGGGACGAAGAAGTTGCAAGAGGGTCACAGAAAAGGTCGGAAGAGACCGAGCAATCTAAGGGAGCAAGTGGACAAGAAGACAATGGCTCTTTACGAAACGAATTATCCAACTCCAACAACAAAGGGATTCGGTCATGCCTCGGAGGGAATGACGTTGATCTTCAGAAAGAAAGTGGAGAGAGGAGAAATGACGGAACAAGAGGCTCAAGCAATGATGAACGGAGTAACTCTGAGACCACCTCGAATGAAAGAGTGGAAATATCCGACACCGAATGCAGGTTTAGTGAAACACAGTTACAACGGGAATCACGAATACTACAAGAAGAGATTGAGGGACGGCAGACAAGTGGACTTGGCTCACAAGATTTTCCAAGAGGAGGGAGACGGCAGACTCAATGCGAATTGGACGGAGTGGCTAATGGGTTATCCTATTGGATGGACGAACCTCGAGGAGTCCCAAGAGTCACAGTCGAACAAAAAAACAGACCTCAAAGATTAAGGATGTTGGGGAATGCAATAGTTCCTCAAATAGCAATGCAAATAGGTTTAGCTTTAAAGGAGGATATGAAAAATGATATATAATAGTCGTGGCTTTTTAGGTTTTAGTGTATATCACGAGACTGAAGATTGGGAAAAATCTATAACGGCAGATGCTATTAGATTATCCATTATAAAAAGATTAGCATCTATGGATGATGCAGAACTAATATCTGAGGTTCAGTTAGAAGATACAATCGAGGAGGAAGAAGAGGTGGAGTTGAAATGGACAAACCAATAGACATAAAAAGAAGAGGTTATTTAAACTTCTTCAAAGATGGAGTAACTGATGCTTTACTTTATGGCAACAGAGATGAAACTAAATTATTCTCTGCTTACTATAAGCAAGGTTATGATTTTGGAATGGCTTTTAATTTTGAGGAAGTTTACATAGGGGATGAGAAAGAAAATCAAACTTACTATTTACAAACAAGGGAGAATGAAAATGGCATTTAATGAAATGAATATAGAAGATATGTTGTGCGATATGTATGACATAAGGAGAATGGCTAAGTTTACAACTTTTGATCAATCTCCTAAAGATTCTAACGGCTCTATTTTTACAATTAAAGATTGTATAGATAATGTTATTGAACAATTGGAAGATCATGCAGAGAGGAATAATATTGAAGTTACTTGACTTCCCAGGTTTAATAATGCTAAACAGAAATTGCACGGAGCAATATCAGGAATTGCTTATGTTTGGTCGGAGAGTTTTGTCCTCCCCTTATCCTCTCCGACCACCTTAAAATCACCTTCAATAAAAGCAGATGGATGTTGTTTTCTTATTTCAGAGAGTCTGGCTACTATTTCTTCACGAGATAATTGATCTAACTGATGGGTTGTTTCTCTTCGATCTATAGTTAAGCCTCCAAGTGCAGAGCGTATCTTCTCGGCATTAATCGCAGATGAGAATTGACCTTCTGCCTCTGCTCCTCGACTTAAATCATGTAGACGTTTGAGTTGACCCATAAGACTAACACCATATTTCTTTTCTCTAATCTCTCGGAGTTCTTTAAGATGTTCAGTTACCAACGGGAAGTCACGACCATTCAACAAAAGACTTGCAGTCTTATATGCTTGTCCTTCGGAATATCCTGCTCTTCTTGCACATTCGGCATTACTATAAATGCCTTCACACACAAGTTTGCAGAATTCTTTTTGTCTATTAGTAAGGAATTTTTCTTTAGCCATAAAAGTATAATAGGTTTTTTCTCATATTATTTCAATTCAAAACGAATAAAAATGTTTGCGGCTTCATCTTGTCCTTATTCAAGTGTAACAAGTGTAACACAAAGTGTAACAGAATACTCTAGGTATACCAACAGTTACAGAGCTTTTGTTACAATGTTACAATGTTACACCTATTTTGAAAAAAATAAAAATAAAACAAAAAATTATGAGAGAAACACTATATGAAATTAAACTGCTTGACTTTTATAAGATTATTTAGGACAATTAATAAAAAACTAGGAGCTTACAATGGAAACTTTAGATAGAAGAGTAGACATGCCTATAGAAGAAGCAAT